AGTAAAGCCTGTGGGTTAGTAACTTCAGGGTCTTTCTTCAAAACCTTACCCAAAGTATCTGTCAACAGTTCGCCTTGACGTTCAGTAAGGACTTCACCAGACTCTAAAGCCAACAAAGCATCAGTCAGTTCTTCAGCAGAAACCCCACGAAGTTCAGCCAGTTTCAAAATCTTTTCAGACAGTTCATTCATGCTTCTAACGTTAGCAGTGCCATCCGTTCCAGTGTAGGCAGGGAAAGCAACCCCAACACTAACTTCATGAACGTTGACACGCTTCAACAAACGCTCATTAGCGTTAGCCCACTCATCGCCACCTGCAGGAATCCTGAAACCAAAACTAAACGCTGTAACATCGCCACGCTGAATACTTATGGCAGCATCTTTACCTGCCTGAGTCATAGGCAAATCGGCTTCAACAAGCAAGCCACGCTCATCTTCCATAAGACGTAAAGTACCTGCCCTAGTAGAACCCAAAACAACGCTGGTGTCATGATTCCACAACAGTTTTACATCGTTACGTGACTTCAAAGAATCCTTGAACGCACCACGCTGGATAGTTTCAATAAAAGGCAAAGGCTGACTAGGGCTGTTGAACACAGCTGCATAACCACGCAAAGTCATGCCATCACCTTCTTGGCGAATCTCTAAATCGTGAAGCATCTCTCTACGCTCAATACCAGCCATCACACGCTCACCACGCTCATGCAACTCAACAACCTTTACAGGGTCAACAAAACGCACTGAATCTTCATCCTGCATACCTGTAGATAGATCCACAGAGTCAACAACATCTTCAACATCAACTTCAAGTTCAACAGGTTCAGTCACAGACTCAACAAGTTCAGATAACTTATCTACAGTCTTAGCCAACTTACCTACAAGCTCTAAAACTTCGCCCTTCAACTCGCCTACCTTGTAAACAAGTTCTTCCTTAGTAACAGGCAAATCCATGTATTCTCTCTTTTCACTCACAACAGTAATTTTATCTTCCAAAACTAAACCTGACCTTTCCTGACTCAGGCCATTCACCCAAGACTGACCTGCATCGCCACCCCAAGCATCCCAAGCCACACGCCCTGCAGTAGGGTAACCTTCTTCACCACTATTGAAACCTGTAGCACCCTTGACTGAATCTTCTTGCCTGGCAAAGAAACTAATCATCCTATTTACAGTTTCACCTGAGATGTCTTCACCCGAAGCAAGCTGAACAGCCCTAGCCCTACCAACATCAGTAAAGCCATCACCAGCCAAACCTTCAGCAATCCACTCCAAAGCACGTTTAGCAGCAACAGCAACACCTGCAGGGGGACTAAAACTCTCATCAGGGTCAACAGCACGCTCCCCACCAACAGGAATACCTTCAGCCAAACTAATAGCAACCATCTGATCTATTGCTTCTTGCTTAGTTGTATGTTTACCCAAAACAGTTCCATCATCCTTGACAGTAACCCAACCGCTCTCAGCCTGCTCAACAAAGTAAGGCATTACGCACCTGTTTCATAACTGCCATCAGGCACAGTAGTAGGGTTCTGCAGTTGCACTGTCGGAAGCCCTGTATGTGGAATCGGTGACAGCCCTAGGCTCTTCAAAACATCTTCAGGCACAAAGCCCAAAGCAATAAGTTTCTGAGCCATGTCAACCTTAGTTTCATCTTCATTCAACGAAGCAGCGTTGATGTTGATGTTAGTCAAAGGCACACGAACAACATCTCCACCTTCAATAGGTCGCATGTTCTCTTTACGTCTAACTTCATTAGTTGACAGCACACCATTCTGCAACAGTTTGCTGTAACCCTCAATACGTGTAGCGTAATCCCCACGAAGCAGATCATCAGTGCTAAACGCTAAATACGCTCCATCAATAAGCAAAGTGCTAAAGGCATCTTCAAGTTTCGCCAACCAAGGTCTAAGCGTGTGAGTTACGAAAGCAATCTGCTTCTGCTCAATGCTGTTATAGCTCTGCCCACCATTGTTCAAACCAATCATGTCTGTAGGCACACGATACGCTCTAGCCACATCTTCAACAGCAAGCCTACGAGAGTCAAGCATTTGAGCCTGATCGTTAGCAATAGTTGTTGGCTTGAACACAGCCCCACCCGAAAGAATGCCTGTCTTGTGTGCTTTACGGAAACCCTTGTGCTGACGGTCAAAACTTCTAGCAAGGTTCTCAGCCTGCTCAGCTGTCAACGCTCCAGGATACTCAATAACACCCTGAGTTAGTGTGCCTTGACCGAAGAAACGAGCAGCGAAACTCTCTAGGCTGATTGCTAAACCGATGTTTTCTTTTAGAGTGTCAATCGGTGACTTACCCCTGAACTCACCTGGCATAATGATAGAGCCCGAAATGTGAAGCATCTCATCACCAGACAAAACCTTGTTGCCTTCAACAGTAGAAGTGTAAAACTTCTGACCCAAAGCATTACGACTAACCTGAACATTCAAAGGGTTCAAAACAACCATGTTCACGATGTTGCCTGAGTTATCTTTGAACAAGCGAACAAAAGCGTTACCGTCAATCAACAGGCTAATCATTGTCTGCTGCCAAAAAGCAACACTAGGCATAGCAACATCAGGCTTAGACACCCAAGCAGGCTTCGGCCTATAAGGGTAAGCAATACCATCACGCCTAATGTAAGTATCAACAGGCAAAGCCGAAACAGTATCGCTAATCAAAGACACACAAGCCCAAACAGCGTTCACAGTCAAAGAAGTGTTGTAGTCAACGAAAGCTGCAGACTGAGTTTCATAAGAAGTCAGATCACCTGCACCCCACAAGCTCTGAAAACTTATAGCCCTAGACTCGCCAGACAAATTACCTAACATTACTTACCGCTTCTCTCCCACGCCAAACCAAACAACAACAAACCAACACCAGCCACAAGCACACCTGCAGGGACAAAGATAAGGCCTGCACCAACAGCAATAACTGTGATGCCTAAAGCCTGCAAAATCGTAGGTAACAAACTCATCCTTAGAACACGTAAAACTCTGGAACAATATCCGATTCTAGTTTACTAGTGGCTCGGTCATAGGCGATAACAAACGCAACAGCAGCGTCAATCTTGCGTGGCGAGTTACGACTCTCCTTAACTATGCGAGCACCCATGTTATCTATCTTCAAAACACAGTTATCCAAATGCCTAGCCAGCAACGGATCACCCGAATGAGTCAAAGTCGCTTCAGTCACAGAATCAAACACCTTCTGACACGCAGGAATCATACGCCTAGCCGAAGTTGAGTTGTATTCAACAACAGGCAACCCTAAATCCTGTAACACAGCCATAGTTCGTTGCCACCGGAAAGGGTCAAACGCAATTTCACGCAAGTTACGGTGCTTCTGAGCAAAATCAATCAACGTCTGCTCAACTTCAAGAGTGTCAACACGCCAATCATCCAAGTCATCAGGTTGCTTTTCCCACGCCTGCACAAGCCAAACATGGGGTTTATCTTCATGAGTCTTAGGCACACTAACAGCAACAATGGCTGTCGTATCCCCAGAAAACGAACCATCAACACCCAAAATAATTTCAACATCATCAGGAATCGGCACATCTTCCTGCAACGAATCCCACACACCTGCAGGCAACCAAGTGTTCTGCGAACTCACCCACTGATTACAACGCTTAGTTCTAAACTCTGCTTCAGGGGTTCTTTTAACCATAGACTCAAAATCTGCTTTAGAGTTCAAATCACCATAGCCAGGATTAGCCTTCATCCAAGTATCTTCAAGCCTGTGATCATCACCTTCATCAGCCTGCCACCATGCCATGTAAAACGAAGGGTCATCAACTTCACCCCTAGCAACCTTCTGGCCATACTGATACAACTGATAAGCAGTAGAGTCTTGACCAGTAGAGTCTGCCTTCACCCCACAAGTAGTTGTTGCCAACATAATCGGTTGCCTTCTGGAAGCCATAGACAATTGCATAACATCCCACAGATCACGATTAGGCAGAGCATGAACTTCGTCAAAGATTACAGCCGAAGCATTTAGACCTTCTTTAGAGTACGCTTCAGCACTAAGCACACGCCAAATGCTACCTGTAGAAGGCACTTCAATAACATCCCGATAGATGTTACACATCGCAGCAAGTTCAGGTTCACGCTCAATAATCTTGCGAGCATCCCCAAACGTAATACGTGCCTGATCCTTTTCAGCTGCACAAGAATAAACTTCGCCACCTTCATCACCATTGAAAAGAAACCAGAGTCCCAAGCCTGTCATCAGTGCCGATTTTCCGTTCTTACGTGCTAATCCATATAGGGCAGTTCTTGTCCTAAACAAACCATTCTCATCTAAAGCCAAAGTTTCAGTGAGCAACTGTTCCTGCCAAGGGCGTAACTCAATCAGCTGACCTACACTGCCAGCAATACTGTCCTTAGTCAGAGTCACAAACGTATTGATAAAGTCAATGGCATCTGCACCCCTAGACCCAAACTGCAAATCCGTAGGGGTCAACCAAGCAGGCGGCCAACTACTTTGAGTCAATTACAATAACCTGTTCACGCTCTTGCTGACGTTTACGCAACTGCTCCATCTTCGACTCAGCCTTTATCTCAGCCAAGCCCAACTTAGAACGAGCATCAACAGTCAAACCCAACAAACCCAAGTTCTTTACAACAGCAGTTTCCAAATCTAAGAGCTGACGGTGAACGTGAAAGTCATCAGGCTTCTCAACAAACATACGCTCCAACACAACCTGCCGATCTAACTGCTTACAAGTCAACAGCAAAAGTTCAACATCCGTCTGTGGACTAATCCAAGTTTGACCAACACCAAACACCCGATTCCAAAGCAACATGCCAGCCCACTCCAAAGGTTGATGCGGTTCAACCCTTCCAGCGTGTAAGGAAATCGTGGAATCAGAGTTAGGCAAAGCT